AAGCAGCGGATGTAAAACCAGTTCCATCACCAATTAAAATTTGCTTGTTAGTAACTGCCTTATTTGATGATGCTCCAGTAGTTCCTGCATCTCTTACTTTAACTGTATTTGCTGGCATATCTTCTAATTTAAGACCAGATGCTTCTTGAGTTAAACCGTGACCAGCTAAAACCGAAAATTGACCAGTTGAATCGACTGGAGTATTTTTTGCTATACCGTTACCGGCAGTATATGATCTTCTTATACTATACATAGTATTTAAAGCTGCAACAATATTAGAATCAGTACTGATTCCCGCAATTAAATTATCTAAGTCTCCAAGATAACTGGCTGTAAGATTATTTTTTTGTCTCCAGCCGTTAATCGTGTCGCTTAACGTGATGTTTACTTGTCTAGACATCTGATTCTACCATCTTCTTTGTTAATTGTGATAACATCTGTTTTATTTCACTTACATCATTTTTTAATTCAATCATTTCTTTTTCTTGAGCAATATTACGCTGTTTTTTTATTCTAGCCTTATTTATAGAGTCATCATCAATATTTATGATTGCTCCTGATGACAAATCTTTAACTAGATTTGGATGACCATCAATTTTTACACAATTTATTCTACTTTTCAATTTTAAACACCTAACGCTATAACTCTTAAATCTTTGACTGTCGGAACCTTTGAATTATTATTAGCATAAAATACGATTTTAACTTGAAATGTAGTAAATGCTGCAAGATCTCCTGCATCTCCACCAATAAGATAGCGATATTCTTTATATGAATAAATGTTGTCTGAAATAGAAACTGGCGCTTCAAGCTCAGCCAATGTCCAATCAATGTCTGTTAATATAGTATCTTCAGTTCCTGTTTTATAATATACATCAATTAATGATCCAGTTGGTCTATTACCGGCTAACATAACTTTAAGACCAACAGCAGACGATGTCAATGTCACTGGCTTGGTGATATGTTTAGATAAAGCACTTCCGCTAAATGGTGTGGTTTCAGCCGCAAAATCAAATACTACATTTTTACCGGTGGGTAGGGGACTACTAAATGCTGCAGGCCTGTCTATCTCGTTTTTTGTAATTACTAGAGAAGCTCTTTGCATATCAATAACAGGCGAAACGAAAGGAGTTTGTGTGCTCATCGCAATTTGTAGTGAACCAGTATGAACTCCGCCTAATCCCATTATAGCATTAGCCGTATCTTCTTTTACCGGATTCGCTATCAATATAGGATTTTCAAAATAATTTTTTCTATTTAATGCTATATCTGCATATCCACTCGCAGGCGCTTGATAAGGAGTTTCTAAAGCAACATTAGAATATCCAGTGTATATTCTAGCTTTAGGAATCATACTAGTGTTATTTGGATTCAGTGTTTGAACAATTGGATATAAAGTACTACCTTGAATATTTTTTGCAGATAATACTGCAGATCCGCCGCCTCGTGCTGCTGATGTAGCAGATCCTGCTGCAAGAGTAAATTTAAATCCAGTTGGATCTATATGAGTTATATCATGAGTAACATTTAATTCTGCAGCAGTAACACCACCAGTTGCAGTCGCGCCTGATATAGCGACTTTATCATTAACAGCTAAATTATGATCTCTTTGATGAACTCTAACTGAAGTAGGAGCTGTAGTATTTGTTTCAATAGGATTAGATGATAAATTTGCAAGCGGTAAATCTGCATTATTAAGTTGAGCAATTGCTTGTATATTAGTAGCAAAATCAGCTCTATATAATGTAAATTTCATATCTTGTTCTTGAGAAGCTTCCCACGTGGAAGCATTTTGAGATTTAAAGAAAGATCCCAAAAACGGCTGCTTAGTAATTCTTCTAGATGTAGATCCTAATTCAAAGTCTCCCATGAATGATGTCCATAGTAAATAATCAGTATTATCACATATACATACAACTGCATATTCAGTTGTACCAGACAAATAAATCGGCTCATCAAAAGTAAATGTTGTTGGAAGCGATGCATCATCAGAAATTGCAACGTCACCTGGAGATAAATATTTTCTAGATCCAGGTACAATTGTATTTGACGCTGGATAGCCATTTACAAGAGGCCTTAATTCAATCCATACTGGTAATGTAGCATGCTTTGTTTTAAAATATAAATCAATTTTAGTTGTAAATATGCCTTCATCTTGAAGAATAAAAAATGATTGAGCTAATGGATCCCTTTGCCTATTATCATCCTCTCTAGGAGGTTGTATTATTCTCGAACCGGTTACTCTTCTACTTGTACTAGTAACTCTACCACCAACAATTGTAAGATGTCGAGTTGATAATATTTCTTCTTGCCAAGTCTGTAAAGCACCAGAAGCGTTATATGATGCTATTGCAGATGATCCCGGAACTCCGCCATTATCAATAATTTCAGTAACATCAAGAAGTTTAAATTCAGAATTTCCCGTTCTAAATTTAGTAGTGCTATTATTTGGAATAAAGAAAGTTCCAGAAATTACTCCTAAAGCATTACTTAATAATACTCCTGGGCCATCTGGATGTTGAGTAAGATTATTAGGCGATTCATATTCAATTCTTGAAGAATTAATTCTATCAAAAGATCCAGTGCTCTTTACAAAGTCATCCATTTTTCTATCATTAAAATAAGCAAAATGATAAGCATTAGGTCTAAGACCAACTGCTTCGAAGCTAACTCTTCTACTTCTCATAAATGGTATCACCACGACATCAATAATTTTTGAACCTAAAGATGTTCGAATAGTTTCAGATGCAACAACTCTATTTACAATTGAACTTGTGGTTTGATCGAATCCCCATACAGTTAAATTGCCAGCACGTTGAGTAAATGATCTGCTAGATGAAGTGGTGGTTCCTGCCACTGTAGTAGCATCACCTACTTCTAATCCTTCAATATCGTTACCTAACCAACCCCATTCAGATTGATCAAACATTACAGCCTGATTAGTATTCAAACGTGTCCCACCATCAATAATTTTTGCTGCTGCGTGTTGATCTACTTTCCATTCATCTGATTGAGGAGACAATGTTATTGACCCAAAATATTCAGAAACCATAAATGGATTAACGTTTTCAGTTCTTGATACCACATTTTGTGTAATATATTCAATCTCAGTATGCTTAATATAAACATTATCGCCTTTTAAAACTGTATCGGGAGTTACTACTCCACCTACTACCCGGGTAGAAGAATTTGCAGCATCATAAATAAGTCCAACATTGTATTCGGTAAATGCGGGGTGTAGTGTCATAGTTTTTGGATTAATAGAAGCTCTATATTCTACGTTATCTATATCAGCATGAAAAAGATCTTTAAAGTTATCAACCAAAAATCCAGACTTAGTCCTATTATTACCGGCTTCATCAGTAACTTCAAGTGTATTAGTATCAAGTTCTAATAGGCTAAGAGCTACACTCTCTTCAAGCAAATCAACTCGTTTATCGATTTTACCAATATCTTTCATGGTATAACCTTTGTTTTCAATAAACTTAACGATCATATCAGATGAATTGATTGTACCGCCATTTAAAGATGATCTATACAATTCTAAAGTTTTAGGTGGTAAAGCTGGTAATGAAGGAATATCACTTGGAGTTCCTTCTAAATTAAGAATATTGCCGTCATCAGCAATAACAATTCGGTCTTGTCTTGGAAGATAATGCTCGATTCTAACATTTATGAGTGTATCATTTTGAGGCAACTCGTTAACTACACCACCAGTTGCTCCACCAGTGTCATTAAATGTTCCATCAGCTTTTTTGGCTGATCTGAAGTCTATTACGTCTCTAAGTTGAACTACTGTTCCATCTCTCATAATATATTCTGGAATATCGCCATACGCTGCAGGAAGACCAGGATAAGATCCAACTGCAAAACATACTCCAGCTCCATGTTGATAATATGTAAATTCAACATAAACATTACCTGTAAGACCACTTGTAGATTTTCTTATTAATTTTCCAAGACCATAAAAGCCATCTCGCTGACCATTGTCAACTACAAATTGATCACTTACATCAGCACCACTTGAAGATCCAGCTCTAATCATTGTTACTGCAATAATATCATTTTGATCTAAATCAACTGTACCAATACCACCACTTACAGAAATAGCAATTGTTTTTTGCTGATTAGGAGAGATTGTTTTTGATCTAACAGCGATATTACTTGATTTTTTAACGTAAGCTAAAACTTCTACATTATTTGTAGCGTGTGGCAACCCAGTAATTTGAATTGTTTGACTACCCGGCGATCCTATTGTTCCTGCTGTTGTAACTGTTCCACCTTGCATTACAATCCAATCACCAGTATTATCAAATACTTCTCCAGAAAGTGCTGTAAGTGTTATGGAATTACTTGAAGGTGTTCCAGTAAATTTTCTCATTACTGTTAAATCGACAATTGCAATATCTTTAGGTCTTTTATAAGGGACTTCAAAGAATAAATTATTATCATTTGCTTCTTTAATAACAGCTCCAGCCGGAGTACCTTCTAGGACTAATGTTGAACGAGCACTTGTACTAGGACCAATTTTAACTGCATCTCTAAAGCTATTTGTACCTGTCATTACTACATCGAATATAAAGACTCTAAAGTTAGCACCAAATGCTGCAGGTGCATCTACATGACGTACTCTACAAGTTCCTAATACTGAATTATCAGCTTTGTAAATATTGACTGCTGGAAATGTAGTTTTTTGATTACCACTTGGTGAATCCATAGGTAATGCACCAACAAACGCCGATACAATTACATAACTTCCATATTCTGAGGGAATAGAACTAATATCGCCAGTTGAAGTATTTCCAGCAAATGAAGTTGCTTTATTAATCGATATTTGTGTTCGAGTCGGCCTATTAATTCTATGCCCATTTACGTATGCTTTACCTGGACTTAATACTGCATTAAGTGTTGAAGCTGATCCAGAATCATATGTTAAATAAAATGGATCTACTACATAATCACCAGACTCTTCAGCAGTTCTTTGAGCAATTAAATCATTAATTTTATTATATTGATTAAAACCAGTTGCTTGTTCGACTATTACAGAATTAACTATATTTGCGATAAACACGAATGAATCTAGATCCGGCGTAACTGGTTTAACTGCCAGTGTTAGAGTTATTCTATAACGGTCGGCTCCAGGAGCTGCAATATTTGGAAATTGTCCTTGATTATCAAATAGCGATTCATTATCACTCGCTGTGACAATATCTTGAACTGCATTAAAGCCTACAATTCCAGTAAAATCATTACTATACTTTGAAATAATTATTGATTGTGGTCTTGCATAACAAAAATGCCCTTGGGTGAAATAATCACCGGCGGCAACTGATAGTCTTACACCCTGACCGTACGATGGATTTGCGGTAGTATGGTTAGCTTTAATTTTATATGACTCACTACCATTGTCTATTTGAATCGTTTCATCTGGTAAAAATTTTAATGTAGATGTTCCAGCGGTTTGTGACCCTCCACTTCGATACATAATATATAAAGTCGGAGGATTTGCTACAGTGCCGTCTCCATCTTCTCTAGTAATAATTTCAGCGCTGACACCAGAAGTTAATCCGTTAAAAATAGCACCTGGTACAGCTAAAGAGCTTTCGGCAAATGTTGTTGTAGGTCCCTGTAAAACTCCGGGTTGCAATTTCACAAATTCTATTTTAGGATGAAGTGTAATTCCACCTGGATTAACCATCGCTCCTTCTTTAAAGATATTCCGACCAAACCTCTCCATATCTTTTTGAATTATAGTTTGCGATTGAGTTAATTCTCTTGCTTGTAGCGGTCTACGCGGATTAAAAAGAATTCTTTTATATCCTGCACTATCGGAAAAATCATCCTTATAGGTAGAACTCATTAAGTTTTCTGAAAAGCTTATTGTCATGTTATTACTCTACTCTTATAGTTGGATTATTACTTTAATGTCTTCAGATTGATTAGTAGCACGCATCACTGGCACGCGATTATCTATATATAAAACTTCACCAGATAGTCTATTTACTTCACCTTGATTATCGTGTGTTAAAATCACACCTTCACCATTTCCGTTTGTTTCTTGAATTGTTTCACCAGAACTAAAATTCTTAAAACCTGTTTCAGGATTTTGATGATAATATATTCTTGTGCCAAGTGCAACACTTGAATCTACATTATCGATATAAGCTTTTGCTCCACTACTTACACCTTCAATAATTTTATCTTTATTAAAGGCAACAGCATATGATCCTAACTTTATATTTCTAGATACTAAACCAGTAAGTGAAGAAAAATCCCCTTCCGAGTCTCCAGCACGAGGATTTTTAATAAGACCAACTTGTCTAAAATCTTGAGATAAAGTAAAATCTTCATCGTTATCTAAAATTTTACTTCTAAACATTAATGCAGTAGATTTTAAATCTTTGCGAGCATCTTTACCAAATCCAGGTCTTGGACCAACGACTGCTCTTGCAGTAGCGCTGTCTCCACCAGCTCCATCAGTAGTAATTTTAATTTCAGCAAAATCGTAACTATCTAGATAATTTAAAGTAGTTCCTGTGCGGCGGGAATTAATTCCTGTAATAGTACTAGCAGATGAATCTATAATAGCTTTAAGATACTCATTAGCAGAATCGCCAAATGTCAACGTACCATTCCCACGAACATCAAAACTAGGCATTGCAGACGTGGTTCCATATCCACTACCGCCATTAGTGATAACAAATGAAGTAATTCTTCCAGGAATGGTATTTTGCTGAATTTCCCATTGCTTGATTTCAATGCCAGTTGAATTTGAATCAGGTGCAGTCTCTTGTATATGAACTGGCATATACTGAGATGACAAGAAATAATTAGCTTTCAGCGCGCTAATGGTATAAATAAATTGCCATACATAACCATCAGATGTTTCAAACGGATCAATATTAGCTAATGATGGTTTTACAAGAGATGGTTGAGGGACACCCTGTCTATTTTTACCGGTTCTTAAGCAAATATATACGCCATAATTATCTGTTAAAACATAATATCTTTTTCCAACAGATAGAGTGCCGGACCGCTGATCATCCCATTGTGGATAAATTGTTCCATACACCCAATCCTGCCTTGGTACAACAAAAGAAGCAGCCTCTACCTTTTTAATAGATTGCAGTCGTTCTTTAAAATCTATTACATCAAATTTAGAATTAATTGGAGTAGTAGCTGCATCGTTACTATCCCAAATTTCAGATCTTCCAACACCGATATAATATTCTGTGCCTGAGGTATTATAATCTGCTAATAGAGATTCGAGAATGTTAAATTTTAAATCATCAGTGACGATAGCTGTCATATTTCTTTCCTAACTTAATACATATTCAAATTGCAATACTAAAAATATTAATTTTTGTTACTTATATTTATATACTTTTTTTAATCTATGCTACAATATCAGAATCATAAAGCGGATAAAGTTGCGTCATATCAGAATCAGCTTCAAAGTGTGCAGCACCAAGTTCTGCATATGCGAGAGATGTAGTAATAATAGATGGATATGGTTTTTTTAGATAATCTGGATTATCACTAGTTCCTACATAGAACGATGGATATACCCCAAAATAACCATAAGAATCTGCACCGTTATTAATGAAAAGTGGAATACTATCTTGACGTAAAAGCTCCGCGCTATCAGTGGTGGTATCCCATATTTGTCTTGTTTGCGCGGCCCAAGCGTATATAGTAGGATAATTAGCGTCGGCTTCTGCAATAGTTCTATTCAAATAATTTTCAAACTTTAAAGGTCCGGTATGTAATCTTAGATTATAAACTGAACCATTTATGGTTGGACTTACAAGTTGAGTTATGTCTGTAGATTGAAGAGTTTCTTTTGTAAGCGCCATACCTAATGAATCATATAAGTAATTATCAGATATTGATGCTATATCAGATAATATTGTTGGTGGTAAGTCAAACAGCGGTGCTGTAACGCCACTAATAGTAATATTACCAGCTGGTTCTTGAATTACAATTTCCGCTCCAAGATGAAATCCTGCTGGATGAACAAACTTTTTATAAAGTTCTTGCCAAGCTGGTAGTCCAACATCGGTTCGAACTAAATGAGATAATAATTGATATATTTTTCCATCTTGAATTACTTTTTGAGCATCAACTCCAATAGTTGATGCGCTATCATTTAAATAAAACAAATCATTTTTTGGATAATGAACTACAGCGTCGGTGCCAAAAAAAGCTCTGAAAAATCCTTCTGCTGAATATTTAGATCCTTTTACTCTATAAAATTTTGCAAAATTACGAATAATTTCTCTTGGTTCTTTTTCAAATTTTGCAACACCAACACCCATAACAAATTCATTTACCATTAAATCTAAATGTTCTAATGAATTATCTTCTGCATCTCTACAAGTATAAATGTCGTTTATTAAACTACCAAAACTTTTTTCATCCATATATTCATAATAATATTCTAAAAATAAAACTAAATTTGGATATTCGGTTGTAAAATATGTAGGTAAAACCTCTTTAACTGCATTTTTATGCATTTCAAGTGGCAGCCTGTTGAAATCTCTAAGTGTATGTTCTAGACCCTTTATCATATTATTAACCTAATACAACATTAGTATTCTGATAGTCGATATTTACACCGACGCTTAAATTAGTATCAGATACATTTAGTACATAATTTCGAAGTGGCTTAACTACTGTTTGATCTTGAGGTATCGCTGTAAGTTTAATATTAACAGATCCGTCAATAATAGCTCTAGGTACAAAATTATTTAGTTGTATTAATCCAGATTGCGGAAAATATGCTCCTAAATTATCTACTATCACTTTACTATTTGCATCAACAATTTGAAGAATTGTTGAATTCAATTTGTTTCGTATTCTAGCAATAGTATTTGTTTCACCATATGTAAATGAATTAGATTCAACGCTATACTTATCCAAAGAAGGTTGTTCTAATCTTACTGGAAAATGTAATTTATAACCATCTGGTAAATTTAAACTTGGCTCAAACGATATTTGAAGTTTAACATTTAAACCTGATCCAAGAATAGATTTATCATATGAATCTATTTCTGTTAACAGCGCTGATCGTCTAAAGGCTTTTCCGAATCCACTTAATGTTGTATCAAAATAAGTAGTAATAATATTTTTTGTTCTATTTTCAATATTACCGGTTTTTAATCCTGTCAAATTTGGATCCCATTGAATATTTGCCTCTATTATAAAATCTAGAGTAATTGGGTCTACAAATTTTGTTCCAATAGACATAATTGCAAGATTATCAGCAAATGTATTAACAATAGTCGTTTTAACAAATGTTTCTTCTTCTTGTGTTACATTATCATCGAAATCTAAACTGATATAAACCTTTCCATAATCAACAGGAATATTATCTTGACTTCCCCATGCAGCAACATCTCTAACTTGTGTAAAATTAGCTTTTATCATTGATTCATAATCTAAAGCAGTAACAAGCCTTTGCTGTGTACTAAATGCTACTGGAGCTAATTGTTTGATTGTGTCTATTGATTGCAAATCGGCGCCGTTTAAAGATTTTGTAATTGTTGTAACATTCAGTGAATAGCTTTTATCTAAAACTGTTAAAGAATTGTTTGCTGTAAAAGTAGAACCTCCGTTTGCAACAGATCCTGAAGTGCTAAGATAATTTACTATAATTTTTGAACCGGCGGCTGGTGATTTACCAAATGTCACGCCGTCACCAAAATTCAATTCATAAAACCCATTAGGTGTTTCTCTTATTGTATAATATGTTGAATTTGCATCAACAGTAATAGCATTGTTTAATGCAGTATAAACCTCATATGATTCAGAAGTAACAGAATCATATACATTTACAACCACAGTTTTAGTATCAATATTTTTATCAGGAATTATGTAAACTTGTCGATCTGTAGTTGATCCAACTAAAAATGTTTTATTTGTTATATTACCTTCATAGGCTGTTATTTCTTGAGCTCCGGACTCTGATTGAAATGTATAAACTCCATTTGATTCTATTCCAACATATCTCTGTCTAGTATGAAATCTATAAGAGTTTCCATCTATTGTTGTACTAAACGTGAATCCAGCTGGTAGAAGAATTGAAGTCGGACGATTAGCAACTAGTCCTGTTGTAATAGTTGCTCTTAAAGCAACTCTTGAAGATGTTTTTGAAGCAATATCTAGGCCTAACATTTCAGCATGAGATATTACTGAAGGTCTTAATTGTGCGGTATCAAGAAAAGATTCATTTAAAGCAAAATTAGCTATAAGACCATTATAATGTGTATTATATGCTAATACATCTAAGATATTATTTAAACCAGACGCTTCAAAGTCATAATCAGAAAATTCAGATTTCTGTTTAAGAAATGTTTTAAGAGAGGTTTTAATATTTTCAAAATCAAGTTGAGTTGATGTAATATTTGTTGCCATTTATCTTAACCTTGCTACTGAAGTTTCTATGACTTCTATTGTTCCTGTAGATACCACTATAAATTCTATTCTACAAAAAATATTATTTAAATCTGGCTGAATGTCAGATTGAACATTTAAAAGTTTTGCTCTTGGTTCCCAATTTTGGAGAGCCATAGCTATTTCTTGATTAACATCATCTTCAAGTAAGTCATCAGCCAGTTCAAAAAGTAAACCAGACAAATCCGCACCGAATTCATGCTGAAATGGTTTTTCAAATTTATTTGTCATTAATAAATTTTTTACAGCCTGTTTAACCGAAGCTGCTTCTTCTTTCTTAAAAATATCACCATTAGTTTTTTTATTAAATAATAAATTAATATCTTTACTTACCCGCACCCCAGACGTAATAATACTTTGAGTAGAAAGATTTCCATCTTCTGTTGAGAATGCTCTTGTTACCATTTTATTCTATCTTCTGTTGTTTATTCTATTTATATATTTATTTGTTAATTATTTGTTATTTTAAACTCCAATTAGGGCCCCCCTGACCCAGCATAAACTCTTCCTGTCTAGATCCTATTTCGGCCGCTAGGTATTGGTGATCAGATGGAATGGCTCTGCTTATATACACCCTGTATTCTGTAGGACCAAAGAAGCCCTGATCACCATAACCAACCTGTTTAAAGAATTCTTTTTCGCCTTCGACATCATGGAATATCAGAATAGTTCCTGGAGCGTGTTCACCAGCTTTTGCTGATGCTGATAATTCTTCTATACTGCTATATGTACCAGCTGGTATTTTTGTTTTTGTTCCGGCTTTCTTAGGTTCGGGTTCCTTAACAGCCTTTGGAGTTTCTTTTTCTTTAACTATTTCAGCTTTTGTTTCAGCTGTTTTATATACTTCATTTGATCGAGGAGCTGGAATCGATCCACCTTCTTCATCTCTCATTGAGAACAAACTTGCATCTTTATATATTTTAAAATCGCCGCCCCAACCCAATCCAAATGATTGTGCTATTTCGGAAATCTCATCCGGAAAATCATGAACAAGAGTAGTACCCTTTAAGTTCTGAGAAATATTTATGTTTATTCCAAGCCCTGAAGCATTCGGTGTCCATAAGTCTTGTTCAAGGTATTCGTTTTTAAGATTTGAATATCTCTGCGTAGTAGTGGAAAATCCATCTAGTGTTTTAATTACATAATTATATGGCGGACCTTCAAGTTTATTAATAAACCCTTGCATGTTGTTCCAAACCGCAGCAGAAACAAAAGCGTAAAATCCAGATTTTGTTCTAATTTTCTTTAAACCTTTATCAGTAATAGCTGGTGTTGTCTCTTTTTCTAATTCAACAGCACCTGTTTCGCTTAAGGATATTTCTATTAAATCTTTTGTGGATTGTACTTCATCATTAAAATGTGTTTCTATATCCTGTTTAAATAATATTTTATAATTCTGAGGAATTTCTGGCATAACTACTATAATGCATGAATATAATATTTTCTCTCCACTTGATAATTCATCTACTTCATACGTATCGTAAGATAATATTAGTTTATCGAATTCAGCATTATCCTTTAAATATGCGGCTAAATCAAATGTAATATCTGGTGATATATCACCGCTTTTTGAATTTCTGACTTCAAATCCAACTACTCTTCCAATACTAGACAGTTTTGTAATAGAATTTGCAGGAGCAGAATTATCAGTAGCTCCTAATTTTTGCACACCTTCTACTATTTTTATGTTAAATCCCTTCATAAATGCAGGTGATTTTGCTATTTTTAACAATTTAATACTAGCAACTAAATTTCTTGCTATTCTGTGTCTCTCAGTTTGATCTATGTCATTCATTGTTTCACTGTTTGGAAAAAATTTAGATAGTGGCATGCCAGGAGCAAGTAGTGTACCCATTCTAATATTTTTTATATTATTTGGATTATATTGCGCTTCAGGTACAATAAATTTAATTTGTTTTTTCGATGTGTCACTTGCTTTATAGCGATAGGTTTTAGTATTTGGATCGTGATTTCCTATATCATCTCCTCCTAATCTAACCTGACTTTTCTTTCCTATTATCCGATCTATGTGGGCCGGAATTTTTTCAACATACGAGGCGGATAGCACTCCATCTGCGATTTGCTCTTGAGTAAATGATAAATTATTTTTATTTGCTGGATTACGCATTTTAATTCTTATTTCAGCTGTAGTAAGAGGTTTTTCTGTAACTCCACCAGTAGTTACCGTTTTATCTAGATAATTATAAATTCCATCATCATCATCTACAAAAACAGACTGAACCATATATGCAGATTTATCTAAGAATATAGATGAAGTAGTCGCAGTTGGTAATGGTTTTAAATTATCTAATCCACTTGGACCATAATCACTTGCAGCATCAGTTGGCCATTTCTTTGGACCCTTTGTAGTATTTGCTGCAGTCGCATCTACAGCATCTGCCGTAGTATTAGCATTTGTAAATCCAGCCGCACTGCCGAGGGTCGGACCAACATTTGCAGTATCAGCAGAAATTGCTTGATCGGCCATTCCAGTTAAGTCACCATGAAATGTTGTTGCATGCATAGATGTTGAATTTACTCGAGTTGAATTAATTGTTTGAGTATCTAATGTATCAGTTGCATATACACTTTTTGTAGTAACAGTGTCAAGTGCGTTTATTGAATGACCAGTAAACATATTATAGTTATACATTACAATATTCTCACCACCAATAGTTCCAGTATTACCTGTAGCAGTTAAATCCTGAGCAACAATATTAATATTAGGTGATGTTAAACTAATTTCGGTTTGTGATGTAAGAGTTGTAGATCCTTTGTGATTATAATCTGCTTCACCTCTTACAATAAATTCATAATCTTCTTTTACTGAAGTGCTTAGTTTTCCAAGAAATGTATTTGTAACATCTTTTAATACTGTAGTGCTTTTTACTTTTTGAATAGTTTCAGCCATCATACCAATAATTCGTTTAGTATAAGACCCGAAGATATTTACAATCCAATGACCTCCAACTTTTAAATTATAATTACCACCAACATCAAGATTAAAATCTCCACCAATATTCATATTTAAGTCACCTGAATAAGTAAGATTCCCATTGCCTTCTGTAAATAGATGATGATTTCCAGTTACTAGATCTACTCTATTGCCTCTTGCATTAACAATAATAGATCCATCTGGTTTCATTTCAACCCCAGCGCCTGACATATGCTTGAGTAGAATTCTTTCACTGCCGATAGTATCGTCATAAAGAACGACATGACCTTTTGGTGTTGTTTTAATCGATACTTCAGTTGAAGAAGAAGGACTTTCATGGACTAAAGATATATCTTCACGACCTATAGTAACAGCAACGTCGGTTTCTAAATTATGTATATGTCCTGCTCTTACACTTTTTTCTACGCCCTGTTCAAAATAATAATCAGACCGTGGAAGTTCTCCTGCAATATCTTCAAAACCAGTACCTGAAGTTTTACCTTGTAAAGTAGCTCTACGGTTTCTTTCAATTAGACCATCAAGATCGTCTTTATGGCTCATGCTCCACTCCCCCAAAATTTAAAGTCGTCTATTGTCTTAATCACTTTTCCAGCTTTATCTTTAATTTCAACAGCAGCATTAGTAGCATCTTCAAGATCTAACCCCTGCTTTAAATAATCTCCTACACTTTGATTATTTACCTCGACTCTCAATACCTCATCTGGAATAATATCAAACGATTTTATAATATCACCAGCTTTTAATTTATTTTCATTTAAAAGATTTACCAATTCATCATAATTATGTATTGCGACTGGCACTTTACCTGGAAGTACCGTTGCTGTTCTTATTTGTTCTTTATCTACTACCTGAGGTATTTCAGCAGCAGGTACCGATATTGCAACAGCAGGAGCGTTATATATAGACACAGCATCAGATAACATGAGCTCTTCTCCAACCAAATCATCTTGATCCTTACCAGGAAGACTAGGATCGGATTGATTAGTGGTTTTAAATCTATTTTTTAAGTATCCTGCTACATTAAAACCTGGATCTAATTCCTGTTTATTAATTTCATTATGACCAAATATGTTACATCCTGGCCAAATAACATAAAATGCTTTGCAAATCGTTTCGAAAGATTTATACTGAGATGCAGTTAATGATTCATTACCATACACCCAATCTTCTTTCTTTTCGTCAGAATACGAATTTAAACCACCGACAAATGCAATAGCAATGCTAAAGTCATCATGTCCTGGCGCATGCTGACCTGCAATATACACTGGACGGCCTCTTTCTATTTGACCATTCTTTTTTATGATATAATGATAAGAACAGCCATCATGATTTAATGCTATTGATCTTTCATGAACTTCTGCAGCGCCTGCATATGCTTGGTCTAGAAAATGACCCGTCCAATGTACAATCATCTCAGTAATTTCTCGAGTAACACTATTAAACTCAGCAACTAATTCTTCTTGAGATTGCACACGACTAAATGCATATTCTCCTATATTTTCTGCTATGCGAGTTTTGCCCGATATTGCGGTTTTAGATCCGTCCCAATTTGAAGCCGATTGCCCTATTTCGATTTGAGATGCAGATAAAGCTGGAAAATCCTCATCTAAAGTAATATTCGAATTAAGATCAATTGTAAGATCATTAACTTTATCTTCGAGTTTATTTATTTGTACACCCAATTCATCTTCTATGATTGCTCTTGCTTGTTCAGGAGGAATTCCTGGAATAGTAATTTTGCCTGTATCAGGATCTTTATATGGAACTAGATCGGATCCAAACGTAGTAATTTTGCCTGTATCAGGATCTTTATATGGAACTATTTTACCTTGCTTTAAACTACTAATAAGTGTTGCAGTATTAATATTATTAATCACTTTTTCAAATTTTTCTTCTTTTAGATCTTTTACTGATTGTATAACATCTTCTATTTCCATTACTGATCCAGCAATATCTTCAATTCCTCTTCTTATATGATTTTCTGCAGCTAACTTAGTATTTTGAATTACACCTAGTGTTGTTTGTATAGTCTTATCAACTTCAGTCACAGTATCTAAAATCTTATCTGCCCCCTTAATAGCAATATCTAGATCAATATTTAAAGATGAATTTATTCCGCCAATACCAGATGTCAGACTCTTTAATCCATTTGGTATATCTGAGAGTCTATTCAACGATCCGGTCAAATTTGATCCCAATGATTCAGCCGCTGCTTCTAATTTAGCTACCTTATCAAGACTATCCTTTGCAGCTCCAAGCAAATTTGTTGGAACAATGCCCTTCATTATGTCGTCAAATTTTGGAAGTGATCCAGTAATCTTATTGATATTTGATTGAATAGAAGCTGGTGTTCCAAGTAATTTATTAGCTTTCTTTACACCAGCTATTATATCTGCTTTTTCTGCTTTTGGAATACCAACAAATCCGGTATCGGGATTAGTCCAAGGCCGAGCGCTCATCTGCTGGATAATTTCTTCTTCAGCAGCAGTTAAAGCCTTATTCATCTTATCTTCCAGGCCTGGCATTTTATTTGTTAGTTCTACAATAGGAGCAACTGGTATTAAATTAGCGAGTTCCTCTTTTACTATAGGTAAAGATTCAGTAAGAGATTTAATTCCATTAATACTATTGCCTACTTTATTCAGGGCTATTTTAGTTTCGTTTAATGATTTGACGGCACTACTTACTTTATCTATTTTTGATTTCATTCCATCGAGGTCAAGAGTACCTCTCACATTTTTTATTTTTGTGTTTAGATTTCCAATATCCATAATAATCTCCTTACTAACTACCGCTAACAAATCTACGATAATAAACTCTAGCATGTTTAATTCGATTTCTTAGAGTTGGTGACCAATATCTTCTACCGGAGTGACCTCGTCTAGTGCCTTGAGAAGTATAAGGACATGCACCAAATGATCCACCATATCTTACATATTTACTTGATGGTCTTTCATAAAATCTACATACACTATAAGTAGCATTTGGAACATCTGATCCACAAGCATTAATATATCCAAAAGCACTGGACTCGCTACCTGTACACTCGTGATATATAAATCTACATTGTGCATCTAAACTTTGCCACGGCAAATTGATACTTTCAGAAAATTGTATTAATTTTTCCCATCTATCGGCTCTCCATTGACATAATCCAAATGCAGGTAATCCAACATCATTTGGATTAATTATTTCATTCCAAGGCCCGCTTTTAATCGATAAACGTTGTCCTTCATAAACTCCGTTAAAATCTCCTCCTCTTCCAGGACCGGATTCTACTCTAATGTTTCCCATAAATGCGCATACTTGAGCTGGGTCCATAAAGTTTCGAAGAGAAGTAAATATTTTTTCTTCTGTTCCATTTCCGGGCATTTTCTTTGCAAGAGCTTCTATTTCAGCCGAACCTGCTTGGACTGATAACACGTCACCTGAAGAATATGATTCTCGGTTTGTGGCTGTAGTAGAGAAATTACCACCATCTGTTAAAGGTTTTTCAAGTGTAGGATCATTTGTTTGAATATACGAAGGATTTTGAATAGTAGTATAGCTTCCTAGAATTAATGGTATTTGTGACAGTTGACCATCTAAAAACATACCATGAACCATAGCACCTCGGCCAAGCACAGCATTTTCACCATCTCCGGATATTCCAGGAGATGTGACAGGCAATAGCGTTTGAGCCCAAGGTAAATCATGATCAGCAATTTCAATATTATCGTGTATGCCAAATATTCTAACTTGAACTCTTCCCATATGTTTAGGATCGTCATTTCTTCTGACTTTTCCAATAAAAAATCTTGGATTATCTCCCCAGTATCGGCTAGATATACTTTTCATCTTATTACCTTTTCTCGTGAGCTAATTTAACTAAACCTAAAGTAGATGAAAACATTCCATCGCCTGCAGGACTAAAAGTGTGCTTAGCACTGTATATGATATAGTCACCCGATTTTTTAATATCTAATTCTTGGTTACTTTCTGCTCGATGATGCATAGTATTTTTCTTAAATTCTACACGTATTTTATTACTTATTGTCATATTTTTATCTTTTGCCAAAAAGTTCTTACCCGGTACTTGAATAGTTAATGCTGATTTATGTAAGTATCCTCTTATTCCTAGTGCAGTTACTTTTAAATTGTGTAAATCACCATTTCGATATTCGTTATAACCTCTAATGTTATCTATTGAACCTGTCGCTC